CAGTATTAGCTCTTGCAACTGCGGGTGATAACAATGCTAAGAGAAGAATCAGTTTCTTCATGTCTTTGGTTTTTCTTTGTCTTTTTTACCATTACCTGTAGTTAGTCCGAAAGTCGCAAGTGCTCCAGTAAACACAGAAGCAACGAACGTGATATCGGCTGAAGTATTTGACTTCTTGACCATAGGTAATTCAACATAATTTAAGGTGATGATAAATCCTGACCAGATCACAACACCGAGACGAACCATCGCCCCAAGTATCTGCATCTGCTCTTCATGGTCATCTATGTTTTCTTTGAGTTTTGTAAAGAGTCCCTTTTTTTCTTCCGGTTTTCTTTCCATTTTTTTATTTTATTATTTAAGAATTTAGTTATTCTTTCTTTAATATCTTGTATAATAGGAGTTGCCACAGTTGTAGCTGCTACGGCTGTAACAGCTGTAATAACTGTAGGACCTAATACCTCAGCTGGAGGTATCGGTATAGGTGGTAATGGTGGTAAATTTAATACAGGTGCTGGAAGTTCCTCAGTCTGTACAGGTTTTGTACCTTCTGGTTCTTTAAGATCACTAGGAGGTACAACCAAGGGTACATAACTAGGTACGTCAGCTGTAGGTAAAGGTATTTCTACTGTCTCTATTTTTTCTACTGGTGGTATCAGTATGGTGGGTATTTCCACTAGCCTATTGCTGCTATTTCAGCATCAGTTAAACCTAGTTTTTTATATGCTGAAATTTTAGTTGCTTCTTTATCTTCATCAGCTTTTTTTAATGCTGCCTGTTTAGCAACTACATCTGCCCATGATGGTACAGTTCCGGACCATACTTTTGTATCTCCACCAGTAGGCTTTAATGCTAGATACTCTGTTTCGTTAGTAGGGTCTGAAGGCATTTCAGCACCTAAATATCCATCAAAACTATTTAAAGCTCTCGCTAAATATTTTGAGTCAGTTAAAATTGCCATAATTAAGTGTTTGCGTATTCAATAATTTGTAAATTACCCGAAGTTTGAGAAGTTAGTCTATTGTCATCATTGCTATTAGGACAATAAAAATCGGGATGTGAGCTAGAACCAAATGTTCTATGGAATATGGTATAAGTTCCAGCACCATTAAATGAACCGGTATAGTTAATCTGATAACCATAAAGTCCCATGTTACCATTATTTGATGAAGCGTAAATTACACCATCAGCGTCTAAGTCAGTAGTACCACCTCCACTTTTTTCAATTCTTAAACCAAATCCACAATAGTCATTACCAGCATGGTTAATTGGAATTTGTCCAGAAAAATAAAAATTATTAGATGTATCTAAAGGTGTAAAACTGGATGTCCAAGTAAATTGATTATTGTTTGCACTGCCGCTACCGCCAGTTCTTGTTGCGTAATCAAAAGAATGTATTTTCTTAATTACCTGTGTAACAGTACCCCACGATGCAGTTGTTCCATTAGTTGTTAAAAATTTACCACCGTGTGTATTTTGAGCAGGCACGGGATCTGCTACACCTTTTGCTACTAAATTCCAGTAGCTAGTATTAATTGTTCCACCTGTAGATGGAGCTTGAGGACTTCCACTTGTTGAAGCTTGAATAGCTATATATGTTGAAGTTATGTTTTGATCTACATGCGATACTAAATCATCTACGGCATAGTTATTACCGTTTGACCAAGCGTCTCGCCAGACCTGTTTAATTTTGCCTAGTTGAATTGTTGCCATTTTAAATTGTTGCGACTAAATTTCCTGTTGTTAAATCGAGCGTAAAGGTAATACCTGTAGCTGCAAAGACAACATCATCAAACGAGGCATAAGTAGCTGCATCTATGTTGTCTGCACCACCGTTTGTAGTAGTGACTTGTAGTTGTGATCCAGATGTATTAAATCCATAGACTTCTGGAGAAGACGCTTGTGCCCAAGTTAACTGGTCACTATTGTCTTTGTACTGAAGAAATTTACCAGCACTAGGTGCATTACTTACATCTAGTTTAACTTCAGTTATTGTATCGTCTGCTAACTTACTACCTGTAATATTAGCAGCCGAATGAATGTCGGCATTAACAATTTCATTATCCTTAACACCGGCTGAGTTTACTTTTGTTAATGCCATTATGTATCTCCTATACGAAGAAAGTTAAGATAATTTCTGTTTCCATTTGTATCACCATGTAGTTTAGAACTAGATACAGCCGAATAAACTCTTAATCTAAATTTTTGTGTAGAAGCATTTGTAACATCTACGATCATCTGACCATAACCTCCGTTGTAATTGTAGCGTTCGCCAGATAAATAAACTCTTCCTTGAACACCAAAGTTTGAACCATTTTCTGTAAATTCCATTCGTACAAAAACTTCGTACGGATCGTTTGAGCCATTATAACAATAACCGCCATAGGAAATTAAATAAAAACCAGTACTAGGAAATGTATATAGTCCCGCAGCATGGTTACTCGTATCTATTGACATACCAGTTCCGAGTTGATTAAAACCATCATTGGCAGTGTCAGGTCTTTCCCAGTTTGTAGTAGGTATAACTGTAGTTGAGTTATGAGGAATATCGTATTGTGTGGTCAATCTAAATGTATCTGCCATTGTTATACCGGCAGAAGGTAATGAAGTCCAACTTAAATTACCGGACCCATCGGTCTTTAGCACCTGTCCAGCACTACCATCTGTTTGTGGCAGCGTATATACGCTTGCACCGTTAGCTGTGTGTGCAAGCTGGTTTGTTTTTATTGTGCTCATTATAAACCTCGTATATAAAATGCTTCAAAAAATGTTCCTGATACAGAGTTATTTATTGTTATGTTGCCACCAGAGTTTTGATAACAGACAACCTCAACATAATCAGAACTACCATTAAAAGCTATAATACTTGAATTATCTATATTAACATTTTGGTTACTACCATCATTCCAATGCCCTCCTCTTGAAATTCTTGTTCCATTTTTAAAAAGATGAATTGCAAAGTAATAATTACCAGTAGCATTACTAAACTCAACTTTAGCTTTAACAAAGTAGTAACCAGCTATAGTTGGTGTAAATCTGCTATTTGAAGTATTATAAAAATTATTACTATCAAAAAGTTCAGTTTCAAAAGTTATTACAGTATCACTACTATTGCTTAATACTTGATAAGGAGAATTTTTATAAGCATGAAATGCTGGAGGTTCAGCATACCCTGCAAAAGCTAACTGACCAGATCCGTTTGTCTGTAGTACCTGATTTGCACTACCATCAGCTACAGGCAACTTAAATGTTAAGTCTGCACTACTTGTTGTTTGAGTTGGAGCGTCTAGTGCAACTGACCCTCCAGACTGTGCGTTTAATTTTATACTCATACTGCTACCTCCAAAATAGTCCAAGTACCTAATCTTTGTAATTCTCCTACTCGACAAGTTACTGTTCCATCATGGCTTTTAATAGTCATAGAGTAAACATAATCTCCAGCGTTTTGATTAGTAGGGTCGGGATATTTTATATCAGCATTACTTTGATACCCTTCAGCATTACTAGAAAAAAGATTACCCATTCCATAAGTTAATCCAGTTACTTCAGTACCATCTCTCATAATCGAATAAACAAGGTGTCTACTATTTGCAGTAGTTCCTGAGAATTGAATCCAAGCATTACCAAAAATTATCAACTTAGATCCGCCACTAGCGTTTTGGGGACCTCTAACTTTTGTTACTGTAATATTACTAGGTGTGTACTGTTGAAATGTGCTAGATGTAGTTAAAAGTGCAGATCCAGTAAATGTCCCAGATGTCACTTTTATTATAGTGCCAGCCGGAAGAGCTGATTCTGTGATAGCACCACTTGCTAATTTAGCAGCAGTAATTGACCCGTTTGCTACGGGCTCATATCCGGTTATCGTACCGTTTCCGTTTATTGTTACTGACATTATACTATTGTCCAAGTTCTACCGGACGCAACTGTAACAGTTACTCCGCTGTTTATTGTTATTGGTCCAAATGAACCAGCATTTTTACCACTGGAAATAGCATAATCATGGGTAACAGTTTGTTCATTTTCCCAGAATACTGCGTTAGCTCCAGAGTTACCTCCAGTCGCACCAGCTTGTAAACCTGTTAGATTCGACCCATCTATAGCAGGCAATGCACCAGTTATATTTGCAGCTGGTATACTTGTTAAATTAGCTGCACTAGCTGCTGGTAGTGTTGCAGGGAATCGTGCATCAGGTATAGTACCAGATGTTAGATTAGATGCACTCAATGCTGTTAAATCTACGTTAGCCCATGTTAGACCACCAGTATTACCAGATTGAGCTTGTAAGAAGTATCCATTAACAGGACTATTGCTTACCTTTAACTTAGCTTCACTTACAGCATCAGAAGTTAGTTTACCTTCTCCTACTGTGTTATCACTAGGTGTACCTATAGATGTAGCTGCACCAATTAGTGTTACAAATAAACTAGATCCAGCTGCTGGAGCTGTACAGAATTTGATTCCGTTAGTGCCTTCTAGATAAAATCCTTCGTTACTTGCATTGTATGATCCAGCATTTGGTTTCTGTATAACACCATTAAGACTGACTATAAGCTGTCCAACGCTTGTTACGTTAGCAGCTACATTACCATCTCTTAAATCGTATGATACAATACTACCATTAAATGTAGGACTACCAGATGTAGCTCCGTCAGGTACAACTGTTAATAATTTAAAGTCTCCAACAGAGGTTACAGCATCATACTGTGTGTTACCTAAGTCATACACCTTCATTATATTTGTAGATGTATCAAACCATAGGTCTCCGTCTCCTAGGGCTGAACCGTCAGGATGTGTACTAGGTGCACTAGCACTAATCTGATATCTGTCGTTAAAGTCATTAACAAGTGTTTGTGCATTACTTACACCTGTAGAGTCTACAACAGTTCTGTGAAATGCGTAGGTATGTAGTGTAGATGTTGTTTCTACTAATATACCTAATCCAGCTGCTATTGTTGATCCAGCTGTAAGTCCGTTAATAGTAATTGTAGCATTGCTGCTGACGTTACCGTTAGCTATTGTAGCTACACCACTGCCGTTAGCAACAAGGTTAGATGCCAGAGCTTTGATACTAACAATCGTACCAGCTCCATCATTGATGTCAGGGTTGGCGTCTGGGAAGTTGTTTTCGTTAGGTATGGGTACGAAACCACCTACCTCTGTTACGACTTCTACAATACGCTCATTGACAGCTTGAGCTGATGGTATCTGTACATCAGATGCACTACCACTAATCGTTGTAACTATGCTCTTACCATCTAATAAGTTAAGTTCAGCTGTAGATGCAGTAACACCGTCAAGTACTTCTACTTCAGCTTGTGTTAAGTCAGCTAAGGCACTAGCTGTACCACTACCCATTGTACCAAGCTCTGTAAGCTCAGAGTCTAGTGGTTGCTTACCATCTAACTGTGGTTGTATAGAGCTACTTACTCCATCAACATAATTGATTTCTGCTGTAGATGCTGTCACACCGTCTAGCAAATTTAATTCTGTAGTGTCAGCTGTGACACCATCTAATTTATTTATTTCAGCAGTAGAAGCAGTTACACCATCAAGTATGTTTAACTCGGTTGTATCTGCTGTAACTCCATCAAGTTTGTTGATTTCTGCTGTAGTAGCTGTAATGCCGTCTAGTGTGTTTATCTCTGCTGTTGTAGCAGTAACACCGTCAAGTATGTTTAGCTCTGATGTGGTTACAGTAGCATCATCTAAAATTGCTAATTCAGTTGTAGTCAGGTTATTAATAGTACCAGTTGTAGATATGTTCTGACTACCAAAGTCAGGACTTACCTTTGTACCATCTATAGCTGCTGACGCATTAATGTCAGCATTGACTATAGTTCCGTCTGCAATATCTGTAGAGGTAACTGTTCCGTCAGCAAGCATAGTGCCTGTGACGGTTCCAGTATCTCCAGTTGTTACTACCGTACCTGTTGTATCAGGAAACGTAATAGTCCGATCTGCTGTAGGATCAGCTACTGTTATAGTTGTTTCATTAGCATTGTCAGTAGCTCCTTCAAATACTATATCAGCATCTTCACCTAAGTTAAAGTTACCGGTCATAGTACCACCTAGGGTACTAAGATAACGACCGTTAACTTCCTGTGTTACATATAAGTTCTGAGTAAAGTTATCGTTTAGATCTTCCGACTTAATTGCGGAGCCTGCATAAAAGGTTGCTGTTAGATTGTCAACGCTAGTTTCTCTGAATATTTTGATTTTAGTTCCAACTGGTGGAACGCTATTTAATTGTATTGTGGTTGCATTGGCTAGTGTAAAAGCCGTTGTATCAACCGCATCTAGACTTACTTTTACGTCTGATGCCTTAAGATATGGGAATGTAAAGTTGTACAGAACAGTACTATTGTTCTGCTGCGTGTAGTCATTTTGTGTAACAGCACTCATATTTAGTTACCGCCGTGTTTGATTAATTGTTTAATTTCGGCATCTCTCTTTTGCAGTTGTTCTGCACCTTCGATGTTGCCTTCTTTCATTCTTTCCTTAGCTAATTGGGCGTTAATAATAGCCTGTTGGATGAGTGGTTTATCTTTGAGATATCTCATTTCAGCGATCTTAATATATCTATTAATTATTAAATCTATCTCTCTATGTAAAGGTGTAAGTCTGGCTCTTAACTTAATAGTATCTTCACCGGGACCACCTCTAGCTCTGAGACCCATGATATCCTTAATGATTTTTTGATTATCTGCTCTCTGTGCGATTCTCATGATCTGTTTATCTATACCCATTTCACCTAGGTATTTAAAGACAATCTGTCTATCTGCTGGTGCCCATTCGTATGATCCTGTACTGTCCTTAGCAAAAGCTCCTAAACCAGTATATCTGATGTCATGTAAAAACTGCATATAAGGTTTTACTTCATCACTAAACTTGATAGGACTAAATGCGTTAACAGCTCCAAGTACTGGATTAGCAGCGTCTCTAACAGGTTCTCCATCAATAGGATTAATCTCAGCAGGCACTGTACCTTTTAAGACTGGTATTCTATTCTTGAAAAACTCTCCAATATCAGTTTCGATATCTCTTTGTGCTTGGTGTATAGCGTTAGCAATTACATTTAATCCACCACTAAGAGGAACCATAGAGTTAGCAGCACCGGCTATAAACCTAGCAGCTGCACGTGGATTACCATTAAGTATATCAAATATTCTTTCTAGACCGTACAATGGTGTATCATTTAAGAATGTAGCACCAATAGTCCATGCAATTTTTGATTGCCAGTTTTCTATAATGTGCTCATCAGCATCTTTCATGTATGAAGCTAAGTCAGCTATAGGTGCAAGGACATGTTCTAGACCTATCCAACCTTTGTAGCTTACCCACTTGTTTAGACCGGGAATCCAGATAGTCTTAGGATCTAATCCTTGACTCATCTGATCTCTTCTAATCTTTGCATTGTAATGAAGATTACCACGTATATTACCACTAGCAGCGTAACCGAATAATGTAGCTACAAGAGTATTAGCTAGAGCTTGTCTACCAAGATACTCAGCTCTTAGATCTTCAAATAGAACATGAGCATTACGTGTAGTAGCCATATCAATACCATGCTCTTTAAGAGCTAATGCTATTTCAGAGTTGGTTCTAGCATAAATAGTCTTTGCATACTTATTCATGTTAGGTATAGCTGATATAGGCGTATAAGATAAACCTACTTTCATGTAGTTAGAAGCTGTACGTGGAAACGCCATAACTTCTTTCAGTATAGGATATGCTGTTGTTGCATCATTCAGATACTTAGATAAACCATCGTCTGAGTTTAATGCAATATCACCAGTTAGTGCTTTGACAACTTGGTTCTTAATTAAACCATCTTCATCAAAGTAATTCTTATAGTTCTCAAGTTCAGCTTTCTTCAGCATCTTCATGTTAGGAAAGCCTTGATCTGCGAGTACATCAGTATAAGCGTTCATACGTGATATTTGAGTAGCAACAGTAGATCCTGTATATACATCTGGAAATACTAGACCTGTCATACCATATCGCATAGCTTTCATACCAGATAACTGTTTAAGATTAGACATCACTTTAAACTGATAAGCCTTACCCCAGTTACCTTCTTTCTCTGCTACTTTTATATAATCCTCTAGTATATTCCATTCCTTATCAGTTCTAAATACAAAGTCTTTACGAGCTGCACTTAGTAAAGCTTTAGGATCATTGTTTACTTTTTTTAACATACGAAACGCATCTGTAGCAGCACGTCTGTTTGTTTCAAATAAAGATGTGTTATAATATAGAGTACGTTTTAAACCTTCGATACCACTTCTTGGTGCGAAAGGTATAGTTAGAGCATGTCCATATGCTAAGTTTAAAGTTTTAGTTAGTAGCTGTAAACCATTAGTTAATCCAGCATTAAATGCAGATATACCTGACAGCATATTGTTGTAACGTACAGCCCATACAACCTTAGCAAACAAGTTCATGTTCTTAGGGTCAGGACTTCTAAGCAAACCTAGAGGTGTCATTTGACTCTCTGCCCACTTGTGTAACTTTGCTAAAGTATCGACATCACCATTTGTGTGAGAGAAAGCATCAAGCAAAGGTTTTAGAGCTTCTGGATTTGTCTTCTTTAATCTTTTTAGTTCTGCTGTAAACTTTTTATTTTTAGCATGTAGAGCATTTTCTACTGATTGGAACTCTTCTGTTAAAATATCTAAAGCCTCTTTTACAGTAGCTGGAGGTGTCTGGTCAAACCAGTCTTTGTTTTTTAACTGCCAACCTGATATGTATTTATTTAGTGCCCACTCATTTAATAAGAACTCAAGCTTCTGAATAATCAGATTCATAGCACGGTCTCTATCTATAGATGGAGCCATTTCATCAAGTGCACCAGCAATAGTATCAACCTCTCTACCTAGAGTATCCATAACTCTAGCAGATGATTCAGCTATAGGTCTACCTAAAAATCTGTCAAACAAATATTTAATCGAGAATGCTACAGCACGGGCTTCATCTTCTGGTAAGTATTCTACTTTAAACAATCCACCAAGTATATTCTTAACGTCTCTTGGACCTTGGAATACCTCGTATAGATCATCCATAGTCTCAGCTCCAATGATATCATTAAAGATACCCCATGCAGCTCTACTCATTTCTTTACTTGAGAATCTGATACCATCTACAACAGCATCAAATCTACCTATCTCTCTAGCCTCTTCAGCTACACCCATAACAGTACTACGTGATGTAGGACCTACCATAAGTCCTTTTTTTATCATAGAGTCTGTAATAAGAGGTGCAGGGTCGCCAGTCGAAAAATCATCACCATTTTTAATAGCAGTTGTATCTGCCATATTTTTAGCTACATTTCCGGGAGGTACACTCTGTTTAGCTTTTGCTGCATCATTAAGCACATCTGAGTTAAGGTCAGGATCTAATCCGTTTATATCTAGTTCTAGTTGGTCAGGATTGTTAATTTTTCTTTCTATTGCAGCATCATCTTCGATTGCTCTAAAAGCATCTTCTTGACGTGCTACATCATCCATATTTACATTACGACCTATGAGATCTTCAAGAGCTATCTTTTCGTCGAGTAGCATATCTTGTACTTCTCTACTTAGGTTTTCATTACCTAGAGAAAGTATCTCATCTATTTCTTGTAGTCTAATTATCCTGTCGTTATCAGCACCTAATGATAGGTTTGTTTGTTTATACATTCTAGATGCTTCATCTAAAGGTTCAAACCAATCCATAGTTTTAACACCTTTCTGTAAATCAGCATAACCACCTATAGCACTACCAAATACTGCAAACGGTGCAGCTTCTAATGCGTTCTTAAATTTACGCATCTGTGGACTGTCACTTGTATTAGTTCTAAAAAAATCTAATAAAGGTAATCTACCACCGGGTCCGAATGTTTTAGGAAACATCTGACTCAGGTCATCAGTCATAGTCTGCTCTTCAGATATGTCATTTAGATATGTAATACCCATATCCATAACACCATGAGCTGAACCAGTAGCTAGTAGTTTTGCAAACCATGGTTTACTAAGTAATGCACCACCAGCAAACTTTGCATTCAGTGCTCCTTGCATCATGTTACCACCTAGAATACCGGGTATCACAAGTGACGATATACGACGTATAGCCTGATGTGTAGGATTGTCAAGCATTGTAGCATTATCCCACGCATCATCTACCTTGTCCATACCGGGTATGATAGTCCCAGCTGCATCCATTACAAAGTCAGCAGTTCCTAATCCGGGAGCTGATAAACCTTGAAACACATTATCTAATATTTTTAATGGGTTAGATGATCCATATAAACTTGTATTTTTAGAAACTTCACGTTTAGCTGCTCTAACATCTTGAGTAGACATGCCAAAGTATTTCTGATTAAATTCTTCCTGTCTTTTATCCTTTTCTTCACCACTTGGTAAGTTCCACCAGTCGTCATACTCAGACTTCATAGTGTCGTGATTCTGTTTGATGTTCAGATCTACGGAGCTATTACCAAATTTGTATCCAAAAGGAGCAGCGAAGACAGGGTTAGCGTCTTTAGACGTAGGCTCGGGTGCTTCCGGAGCCAAAAAGTCAAGACCTTCTAAAGTTTGTTCTTCTTCGTTCATTGTAGAAATTTATCTCGTATTTGTTTATTTAGTAATAACTGATATAACTCAACACCTTGGACTGCTGCATCTTTTTTCAAAGCTTCCATGCAGACTCCAAAAGCTTGCTTGCTTAAATCTTTACCATATACATCATTAGCTGTAGGACCTAGATGATAGTCACACCACTCATCAGCTCCCCATTGTATAGCTGTCTGTTTCTGAGCAGCTTTAGTATTAAGTTTAGATTTAATAGCATTCTTTAATTTTACAGCATTTACATTACCTAGCTGTTCTTGTTCAATATGATTTAAAAATCTATTGTTATGCGGTTCACCACTTACAAAGTTATAAAAGTCATCAGCAGATACGTTACCATCTTTTACTTGTTCATTAATTAAATTCATTAAAGATGTTTTACGCTTGTCACCCTTTAGCTCATTGCCGAAGTTACCAGTTAATCTGTCGTTGATTTCTATAGATGTAATACCATTAAATACAACACCAGCATCTCTGACAAACAAAACTTTTCCGTCTTTTGTACGCTTCTGTTTAAATGCACCTTGACCACGATAACCTCTGTTATCAAATGGGACTGGTGTTCCAGTCTTGCTATCTATACCAAGCAACACATCAACTACAGAAACAGCATCGTTGTAACGCTCTTCAATACTTTTACCTGATCCAGCTGTCTCACTAAATACAGCTAATGTAGCACCAAGCATTTCTCTAGCTTTATCTGTACTAGACTCATCCATAACATCTTCTAGAGAGTCAGCTCCTAACACTTTTTTAAGTTTGCTTTCAAAAAATGGTAGTAGTTTTTCATCAAGACCTTTAACTTCAGTACCTTTAACTTGTGCTAATCCTTGTAGGTCTCGCATAATAAAACCTATCTCTTGCTGGTCATCATTATAATCTACAGCCCATGTCATGTATGTAGCCATCAGGTCACCATTTCTATATGCTTGTAGAAGAGTAGAATTAAATGTATTCTCATCTACATTTTCTGAATCATATCCGATTAGTTCAGCAAATGCTTCTCTTGCATATTTGTTACCATTTGTTTTCTGCCAGTCAGAATAGAACTCTTGTTTAAGACTTCTGTCAGGATTAAAGTACTCACCATTATTAAGTTTATCTATGTACTGTCTAGCTTCTGCTTGTAGTCTACGATCATTTATATGTTCGATTGCTTTTGTGTTAGCACTATCAGCGTTTTCCCACTTCTCACGTAGTCCGATTAAAAAATTAGGGTGCTTACCTATGATACGATTATGTTTTGCATTCTTGTTACCAGTAGCTCCTGTAATCTCATAGCCATGTGGATTGTTTTCATCAATACCTAGTACTACTTTTTGGTACTTTATCCAACCAGCTTCACCAGCAAATCGGCTGTCGCCTACAAGACTTTCTGCCCACTGATAAAACTCGTCTGCTTTGTTTAGAGTTACCTTTCGACTGTATGTACCATCTCTGGTTTTTACAGGCAGTGCGTATACATTATTCTGTATAGTTTTCCAGACAGCTTGTGCTTCTGCATAGTTGTCAGCTTCTAAAGCAGCTTCAATCTGATTTAATCCACCATCTATGACAGCTGTACGATCCATATACTGTTGCTCAAGAGATAGCTGTGACTCTTTTACAAGTCCTTTCTGTCTAAATAACTCTTGTATTTTAAAACCAGTTTCAGACTTAGGATTAATACCTAGTCTATTTAGTATCTGTATAGCTCTAGTCTGGTATAGTCTAGTCGCTGTAAACTTATCAATATCACCTTCGACAGACGCAAGCATGTCTTGCTCTATACTGTCAAAGCTAGTCTTGATATCATTAAAAAGTAATTTTTGTAGAACTGGGTTACGAGTCTTCATAACCTGTCCCATATAGTCAAACTCTTGTTCAGCTTCTAAGTCTCCACCTAGTGCTTGCTCGACTAATTTAGTTTGTTGGTTAGCAGCATCGTCTAATGCACTGCTTTGTCCAACTCTGTTATAAGTATATTTAATCTTATCAAGTGTACCGTCAGAAGCTAGAGTGTTAAACTCATCTATAGCGTTTGTTGTTGCTATGTAGTCTTCTGTACTCTGTGCTAAGGATTGAAAGTTCTTAGCTAGTGTAGGGCTAAGTCTGCCCCACACTCCAGCTAATCTATCATACTCTGCTGCTTGATCTTTATAAGATTTAATCTGAACTTCTGCATTTGTTTTCAAAGCATTCATACGTGCTTTATAAGGTGCATCAGTTTCTAGCTTATATATTTCTTCGGCATTCTTTTGCATAAGCTTGTTACGCCTATCCATGCCTGCTATCTGTGTTTTGTCAAGCTCTTTTTGTACTCGAGCTTGCTCTCTTAATGCGTCGGTTGTAGTTTTCGATTGCTGTTGTATAGCACTTATGCCAGCTCTCGATAGTTGTGTACCCCCGAACCTACCACCTTTGGCGTACCGTTGTGGTTTTTCTGTTCTTCTTACCATTATGCTGTTACATTAGGAGTAAACCCTTGAACTATCTGTGTTGCCATGCCTGCGAGACTAGATATACTTGAACCCCATACTTGTGCTGATGCAGATGATGGAGATATCATAGCTCCTCTTACTGGCTCAGGACCAAAGTCATAGTCTTCATATACTCTTGGGTACATAAATGTAGACATAGGTGTTGGTAATGGTTGTACAGGCATAGGTAATACACCCGGATCTAGCATCTTAGTTGCGTAAGCATTTAAGTCAGCTACTGTTCTATCTTGTTTAATGTTACGTATTGCACTTTCAGATGCAGTTGTAGCGTTTTGTAATGATAGATCTAATAATGTTAAAGCTGTTGCTGCTTTCAATGTTGCTACACTTCTAGCTTTTGCTACTGATCTACCAGTCTGCCCTCTTGCTCGTATTTGACCTTCGGCTAGAATACCATCAATATAGGCTGTGTTTTGTTCATATCGTTTTTCAGCTTGTATTTCTGCTAATGACTGACGCTCATCCATTCTAGCAGATCTTTCTTGCAAAGCATTAAGACCTAACTGACTTTGGAATATAGCGTTAGACTTAGCATACATACGTTCATTCGTATCTTGCTGTTTGTTACGTATCTGTAGCTGATAATTATATTGTCTAGCAGCTGAGGCATCTTTGAAACCTGCGAGTTGTCCTTCTTGCCTAGCTCTTTCTTCTATTTCTTTTACTTTAAATTCACGGTCAGCAAGCATCTTCTGCTTGTCCATTTCCCATCTTTCTTTGTTGTATTCATACTGAGCTTCTGTCGCATTGTTTCGCTCTTGCTGTGCAGACTTGGCTGCATTAGCTTGCTTGTTAGCTCCGTATATACCAACTGCTGCTCCTACTATGGGAGCTATAACTCCAAACATTAAGTCCTCCTGTAAAATCTAGGTGCGTATATTCCTTCCCACATCATAGAGTTTAGAGAGACTGGGAACGGTGAGTCGTTAAATAATCGTACTGTAAAGTTATTTGTTTTCTGATGTATTGGTAATGTAAATATAGCATGATCTACCACAGCAATATCATTTGCTAAATAGTTGTCAGCCATAACAACAGGATTTAAGTTGTACCACTCATCAAGATATATAAGTATTTTAACACCGTTGCCGGGTGGAGAACTAAATGTAATTTTAGGTAGAGCACCAGTTCTATCAACTGTAAACGCTGTAGTTACTACGTTATCTAATTTAACTTTGATTTGGTTATCATCTATATAATTTATATCATCGTTAATCCACTGAAATACTGTAGTAGATCCATCGCCTGTGTACTCTTTCTTACCTTGACGTATACCTTTAGACTTCAGTTTAAAACCCATAACTCCTGATAATCCTACAGCAAATTTCATACGAGCTATTGTAAGATTAGCAGTAAAGTCACTACGCTTCATGTCATCATCTACTTTGTAGTATGTCTTAGGTAGTATTACATCAAAGTCATACTTATATCCTACTATAACATCACTTGCTACACTTGTCAAGTTTTT